AGAGAAGGTCTAATTGATGTTGATGATGTTGATAATCTAACAACGGCCGAAATAAGAAATATTTTAGATACAGATACTATGGCAAGACTACGAAGTATTACTGACGGGGGAACGGGATTAGAACAACAGATTTTACAATTCAGAATGAAAATAGATAGTGACGCTGCAAAACTACAAAATATGGAAGCGGCAACGAAAGGCCAACAAGTTACGGTAACGTTTGCTGATGAAATACAATCCGATATTTTACAACAAGCAAAACGTCTGGAAGAAAAGTTTAAAGAGCAACTTGGTGATCTGATGGATAAAAATATTGATTTTGTTAAAGAACAAATACGTTCAGCACAACGTGGATATAGAGGAGACTTCAGGGATATGAATCCTGAAGTTGCAGAATACTTTTTAAGAAATAAATCAGTGTTCAGACCTATCTTTCAAAGTTCAACAGAAATGCAACAATTTATGAATGAGTACGCAAAAACACAACTTGTTTTACAGGATTTAGCAAAAGCTGGTCTTCGCCCAGATAAACAACTTGTTATAAAAGCAAGAGAGGCGCGTACTAAACAGCATAAAATGTTACAAGACTTAGAGACAGCGATGAGTAAAGAATCAATGAAAAAGTTATTTCCTAATGTTCCCTTTAAAAACAGAATGGAATGGGGATCGGCCTTAGTAAAACGAGATTTGGCAAAAGCAGCAAATAGGTTATATGGACCTGATAAAGTTGAAGGAGCGGCAGAGTGGTATGCTATATCTCCTGGTAAGAAAATAACAAGTAGATATGGCCAATCAGGTGGAACAAATACACCTCATACAGAACGAACTAGCGGTATGAAAGGAATTGGAACCGAAGAATTTTACGGAGGCCCAGATAGTATGGATCCAAATGGTAAACACTATACTTCGACGTTAGAGAAAATTTTAAGAAAAGCAGCGAAAGAAAATAATTCAGAGATTAAAGTTATAGATGTAAATGGGGTAGGAGATTCTTTTGCTATCAAGATTACACCAGAAATGCTATTACCACATAAAACTCATAGAAATAAAGGTGGGATGGTGTATACTCCGGAATTAATTGATATATTTGAGGCAGCATAATGGCAATAGATAAACCAATAGGATTTATAGCAGAACAAGAAGAAGCAATCGATCAACTTACCGACATGCAGATTGATGAATCTGTAGAACAAGGAAATGTAGAAATGATGGATGATGGCTCTGCAATTATTGGAGAGCAAGTAGAAGAAATTCAAACAAGCTTTGATATGAACTTAGCTGAAGTTCTTGATGATAATGTTTTAGGACAAATATCAAGTGAACTAAGACAAGCTTTTGAAGACGATAAAGCTTCAAGAAAAGAATGGGAAGATACTTATAAAAAAGGATTAGATCTTTTAGGATTTAAATATCAAGAAAGAACAATGCCTTTCGCTGGTGCGAGTTCCGTGACCCATCCAATGTTATCCGAGGCTATTACACAATTTCAAGCACAAGCTTATAAAGAATTATTACCCGCAGGTGGACCAGTTAATACACAAATTTTAGGTAATGTAACACGACAAAAAGAAGAACAATCACAGCGTGTAAAAGATTACATGAACTATCAGATTACCTATGAGATGGAAGAATATGATCCTGATATGGATTCCTTATTATTTTATTTACCACTCTCAGGTTCTGCTTTTAAAAAAGTTTATTTTGATGAAGGGTTGGAGAGAGCGGTATCTAAGTTTGTTCCAAGTGATGACTTATATGTTCCTTATCAAACAACTGACTTTCCTTCATGTGAAAGAATTACTCATGTTATTAAAAGAACAAAAAATGAAATTAGAAAACTTCAAGTAGCAGGAATGTATCGTGATGTAGACTTATCTGTCTATACCGATGAAACAGGTTTACAAGAAAAAGAAAATCAAATTGCTGGAGTAAGAAAAAATTATCATGATGAAGATTATCAATTATTGGAAATGCATGTTGATTTAAACCTTGAAGGTATAGATAGTGAGGACGGAATTAAAGTTCCCTATATTGTAACAATTGATGAAGGTTCTTCTAATGTTTTATCTATTTATAGAAATTATGCAGAAGATGATCAACGACAAAAGAAAAGACAATATTTTGTACACTATAAGTTTTTACCTGGGTTTAGTTTTTATGGCTTTGGTCTTATCCACATGCTCGGGGGTCTATCAAGAACAGCGACTTCCGCGCTTAGACAACTTCTCGATGCAGGTACATTGTCCAATCTCCCTGCAGGTTTTAAAGCTAGAGGGTTGCGAGTTAAAGACGATGACAACCCGCTACAACCAGGAGAATTCAGAGATGTAGATGCACCTGGTGGAAGTTTAAGAGACGGCTTATTACCTTTACCTTATAAAGAACCATCTCAAACATTATTTCAATTACTAGGTTTTTGTGTAGAAGCAGGATCTAGATTTGCGGCTGTTGCCGATCAAAAAGTAGGGGATGCAGCCCAAGCTGGAGCTCCTGTTGGAACAACAATGGCATTAATGGAACGTGGCGCAAGAGTCATGTCTGCTATTCATAAACGTTTACATTATGCACAAAAAATAGAATTTAAATTACTAGCCAAAATATTTGCTGAAGCATTACCTTCTAGGTATCCTTATGAAGTAGGATCTGATGCTGTTCCAAGTTTAAAAGTGGAAGACTTTAGTGATGATATAGATGTTATTCCGGTATCTGATCCAAATATTTTTTCTATGTCTCAACGTGTTACGTTGGCGCAGACACAATTACAATTAGCACAAGCTGATCCAGGCGCTCATAATATGTATGAAGCTTATAGAAGAATGTATCAAGCACTTGGTGTTAAAGATATCGATATGATTTTACCTGTTCCACCTGAACCACAACCACAAGATCCTGGATTAGAAAATGCAGCTTCATTAAAAGGACAAGGTTTAACGGCTTTTAGAGGACAAAATCAAATGGCTCACGTTGATGCACACCGAGCATTTATGTCATCTATGTTAGTTAAAAATAATCCGCAAGTAATGTCAATATTACAAGGTCATATTATGGATCATGTAAGCATTCAAGCACGAGAAGAGGTAGAAGAAGAAACTAAAACACAAATAGAACAAGTAGCCGCTCAATATGGTGGTCAAGTACCAGAAGAATTACAATTACAGATGCAAGAACAGATCGAAAGTCAGGTTGCAGAGAAAATTTCTGAAATGATAGATGAAATGCTGGAAGAAGAAGCAGAAGTGTTACAAGAAATGGGTGAAGATCCACTTGTTGGACTAAAACAACAAGAAATTAACCTTAGAGCACAAGATTTAGAGAGAAAATCAATGGTTGATGAGGCTAAAATTGGTATTGATGAGCAAAAACTACGTCAAGATGCACAAATTGCACAAGATCGTATAGATTCTCAGGAAGATATTGCTCAATTAAGAGCTAATGTTAATTTAACTAAACAAAAAGAAATAGAAAAAAGCAAAAAACGTCCAAGAACTGTGGATGTTAATAAAAACATTCGTTTTGATAACTAATCTAGGGCTTGTAAAAGTGTCTTCTAAGTCTAAGGTAGAACCTATGACTTTAGCAGAAGAAAAATTACATCGTTGGTTTGAAGAACTGATGGTAATGGCAGAAAAAACTTCCAAATGTGATGAAGATAATATACTCTTAGCTGGTGCTTTTATGAGTGCGGCAAGGGTTTTATATTTTAATCATATGAACCCTGATGAAGCTAAGCATATCATGGAGCAAAACACGTTTGATTTTATTGATTTAATAAAACCAACAATACATTAGAGGAGAGAAAAAATGGCAACACCTAAATATATAAATGGATCGAAATATCCTAATGCTAAGATGAGTGTCTCCACTGATCTAAATCCTTATGCAGGTCCTACTGTAAATAAAGCTTATGCTCCTTCAACAGCCGCTTTAAGAGTTCAAGGTCCTTCAAAAGTAGATAATTTAGGTAGTGGACCAAAAGGACAACGTAGTAAAATGCAAATTAAAAAGGTTCCTTTTAAGGGCGTTTTTTAGTGGACAACATCTGTTCCTTGAACGCTTATTATAGCGAAAGGTATGGATGGACATTAAAAAAGGAAGATACTGTGGGAGAGTGTAAAAATTGTGGTCATGGCTGTCATTGCAGCGATGGTAGTTCTTGTCAATCATGTGATTGCAAAAACTGTGAACATGATGTAAGTTAATCGCTTTAAAAAGGAGGTCATATGAACCTATTAAAAGATTTATGGGCACACGTTAAAGAGTGGTCGGATTGGAAAATGAAGGATTGGATCAAGGCGGGTATTGTAGCTGTCGTTGTTGTAATCGTTATTTCTAGCATGACAGGTGGAGCAGCATAATGTTAAATCTCATCGGAGGACTATTAGGAGGTAAAGGCGGAGCCTTAAAACAAATCACTAATGTAATCGATGAACTTCATACCTCAGAAGAAGAGAAATTAGATAAAAAGATTTTAATGCAACGCATTCAACAAAAACTCGCTGAGAAGCAGTTGGATGTCAATGCAAAAGAGGCAGGTCACCGCTCCGTATTCGTGAGCGGCTGGCGCCCTGCTATAGGATGGGTGGGAGCCTTTGCCTTAATGTTTGAGTTCATTTTATCCCCTTGCATAGAATGGTACGCAAAATTTTCTGGTATGGCTATTTCAGCTCCTGAAATTCAGACTGGGCCCTTACTAGCAATTGTCACTTCAATGCTCGGAGTCGCCGGCATGAGAAGTTTCGAAAAAGCCAAGGGATTAAC